ATTGTTTATGACGGTCAGCATTGGGAAGAACTAAGATCAACAGGCACAGGGGGAAACCCCGCTGATGCAGGCCACACAACAAACACAGGTGGTGGTGATCAGTGCTTAGATGCACCTGCACTTGTAGACGTATTTGCTAACCATCTATTCCTAGCAGGGGATGAAACTAATAGAGCGACAATTGCTCACTCTGCCCCTACTAACAGTGCATCCCCTTATGGATATTATGACTTCACTAACGCCAATGCGGCGGGACAACTAGCTTCAGGCTTTGATGTCGTTCAGATCAAACCTTTCCGTGACAACCTATTTGTATTCGGAAGCAACGGAATTAAAAAAGTAGCGGCAGACGTTACATCAGGTTTCGTAACAGATCAGGTTACAGCTAACGTCGGATGTATTTCCCGTGATAGTGTGCTTGAGATTGGCGGCGACTTGATGTTCCTAGCACCAGACGGATTTCGCCCAGTTGCAGGTACAGCCCGTATTGGTGACGTTGAACTGGAAACAGTTTCTAAGTCTATCCAAGGCCTACTGGTTAACACAATCCAGAACTTTGATATGGATACCATTAACGGTGTTGTTATCCGTTCTAAGTCACAGATCAGATACTTTGTTGGCGATGATACAATCGATACCCCAGACAGTTTAGGTATCATCGGCGGCTTATCAGACAGTACGGGTTCTATCTCTTGGGAGTTTGGTGAACTACTAGGTATCCGTGCTTCCTGCGCTACGTCTGATTACATTGGTACTGAAGAGTTTGTTTTACATGGTGATTACGACGGTAAGGTTTATCGGCAGGAACGTAACACCACATTCAATGGCGCAGACATTGTTGCAGTATACGCAACGCCATATCTAGATTTCGGTGAAACAGAAGAACGCAAAGTTCTACGCAAGATAAACACTTTCATCCGTGCTGAAGGCCCTCTGGAAATGAACCTTTCCGTAGCTTTCGATTGGGGTGATTACAACACTGCAAGACCTTCAACGTATAGCCAAGCATCAGAAGGTGGTCCCACAGTCTTTGGGGGCCGAAACATTACCTACAACGGGGCCAACGTGGTCTACGGGGGTTCGTCTAAACCAATCATGACCTCAGATATTCAAGGGTCGGGTTTCTCAATTAAAGCGACGTATGTGACGGTAGGAGATTTTGAACCCTACTCAATCCAAGGGATCGTCTTTGAATATTCTACCGCAGGGAGAAGATAAACATGGCAGGTTATACACGCCAGAGTATCGCATCGATCATTAACGGTGAAGATATTACAGCACCGCCACTTACGGCTGAATTTAACCAGCTTGCTGATGCTTTTAACGGAAGCACAGGCCACTCGCATGATGGCACTACAGGTAATGCTCCTAAGATTGATCTTACCACTTCGGTAACAGGATTTCTTCCTGCAGTGCATGGCGGCATTGGTGGTAAGAATAACTTCGCTGCTACTACAAACCCACTAGCTACAGACGATGCCGTAGCAGGATATGCCCCAGGGTCTATGTGGGAAAACATTAACACTGGTCGAGTGTTTATCTGTGTGGGCAATACGTCTAACGCAGCCGTTTGGCGTGAACTGGTACAGATTATTAGTTCTAACAAGATTGAGCCTATTGCCCATGACACTATTGACCTTGGTACACCAAGCGTTCGCTTCCAAGATTTGTATTTGTCTGGTGGTATCTCTGCATCAGGTAACGCAGCTATCGGCGGTACACTGGCAGTTTCAGGTGCTACCACACTAAACAGCACACTGCAGGTGGTTGGAACTACCCTGCTAAATGGTAATGTTACTTTAGGTGATGCAGATACAGATAATATTACATTCTCTGGTGAAGTAATCTCTGCAATCACGCCAAGCACAACAAACGCCTATGATCTTGGTACATCTACAAAAGAATGGCGTGATCTATACCTAGATGGTACAGCGCATGTAGATACCCTCGACGTAGACGAAAACGCAGGCATTATAGGTAACCTAGAGGTTACTGGTAACACAACGCTTACAGGCACACTGGGCGTGACAGGCGATGCGACTGTAGCCAACTTGTCTGCTACAGGAACAACCACAATTACCTCTGTAGACCTAAACTCTGGTGCTATAGATGGTGCAGTTATTGGTTCTGCATCACCTGCAGCGGGTACATTTACTACACTAAATGCTAATACTAGCCTGACTGCAGCTACAGCCGATATTAATGGCGGTACATTAGATGGCGTAACAATTGGCGGTACAACCTCTGCACCTGCTACAGTCACTAGCTTGACTGCCACAGGTACTTCAACGCTATCTACTGTAGACATTAATGCAGGTGCTATTGATGGTACGACTATTGGTGCTACTAGCCATACGACAGGTAAGTTCACAACGCTTCAGTCTACTGGCGCAGCAACACTTGCTACAGTCAATATAGACGGTGGTACAATCGATGGAACTGCTATTGGTGGGTCTACAACCTCATCAGGTGCTTTCACCACTGTATCGGCTTCTGGTGGCTTCACAGGCGATCTTACGGGTGATGTAACAGGTAACGTCACAGGTAATGTTACTGGTGCTATTACAGGTAACGTAACGGGCAACCTAACTGGTAACGTAACATCTAGCGGATCGTCTTCATTCAACAACGTCACTATCGACGGTACGTTGAATATGAACGCAGGTACAACTGCTACAATCACTAACCTTACTAGCCCAACGAATACTAATGATGCGGCTACAAAAGGCTACGTCGATACTTCGCTTGCTAACCTAGTAGATAGCGCACCAGGAACTCTGGATACGCTAAATGAACTAGCGGCTGCGCTAGGTGATGATCCTAACTTCAGCACCACAATCACAAACAGCATTGCGACTAAACTACCTCTAGCAGGTGGCACTATGACAGGTGCTATTGCTATGGGTACGTCTAAGATCACTGGTCTGGGCGATCCTACGGCTGCACAGGACGCTGCTACAAAGAATTACGTCGATAACCAAGACGCACTGCAAGTCAGTAAGTCTGGTGATAGTATGTCTGGTAACCTTGCTATGGGTTCCAACAACATCACTGGCTTGGCTACACCAACAGCGAATGACCATGCGACTAACAAATCCTATGTAGACGGTGTCCTTGGATCAGCCACTGTAGCGGCGACTTCAGCCACTAACGCTGCAACTTCTGAGGCAAATGCTGCTACATCAGAAACCAATGCGGCTAACTCTGCCACAGCGGCTGCAAGTTCAGCTACTTCTGCAGCGGCCTCACTTGATAGCTTCGATGATCGTTATCTAGGCGCAAAATCCACTGCTCCTACTGTAGACAATGATGGTGATGCACTTATTACTGGTGCATTGTACTTCAACACAACCACTAACATTATGAACGTCTACGGTTCATCTGGTTGGCAGTCTGCTGGTTCTGCAGTCAACGGTACATCAGACCGTGTTACTTACACTGCTACTTCAGGTCAGACAGTCTTCTCTGCTACCTATGATGCAGGTTATGTAGACGTATACTTGAACGGTGTTAAGCTACTAGCTGGCACTGACTTCACAGCTACGAATGGCACAAGCATTCAGCTTGCCTCTGGTGCTGCAAACAACGACATCGTAGACATTGTAGCTTATGGTACATTCGTACTAGCTGATCACTACAGCAAGACTCAGTCAGATGCTCGTTACGTTGAAGTAGCTGGCGATACCATGACGGGTAATCTGGATGTCGGCGGCACTGTTACGGCTGATCAACTAACTGTATATAACGGGACTTCTGACCCAGATGTGTTATTTAGAAACAATGGTACAGGAGATGTTACTTTAACATTCCGACGAGGTGCTGCGGATGATGTTTACACTGATTGGTCTTTAATCAACGATAACGGCACGTTCACATTCAGGTCAGATAACTCTAGTGATCCAGACCGTACCCAGCTAACCATGAACCAAGGCGACATCAGCTTCTACGATGGCTCTGGGAACACAAAGTTCTTCTGGGATGCGAGTGCTGAGAGTTTGGGCTTAGGCGCAACTAGCTTTGCTGGTGAAACACTGC